CAACGGCACGCACATTGTTATTGCTGTACCGGTCAACTTGTTTGCTGGCGTTAACGAAGCAGGCGACCTGCTTTACAACGAAAACGAAATCATTGTTAACCAGTTGATGTTTCAAGATGTTGGCGACGATCTAGAACGATCAGCTGCCGATCCGTTTGGAACTTTGACATGGACTTTGACTTGTACATGGTTGTCATCAACTGCGCCAGTAATTGAGTTTCTTGGGATCTCGTCGGCCACGGCAAATGACACTGCGTTTCTCACTACTTGTGTCGCAGCTGCAAACGCTTGGTGTTTCAGGCGTCGCGTTCAGGCTGGTTACCACGACAGTCTCACGACCGTCCCTGACAGTTCAGTGCTGTTAGGAACCACGCTTTACGCCGCAGGGCTTTACCGTGAACGCGGGACCACTGGCGACTCATACGCGTCGTTTGGTGACATGACAGGACCACCGCTGATGACCTTGGGTCGAGTCAACCAGTTGCTCGGCATTAAACGATCGCAGTGTGCATGAAATGGCAGGCATCTTCACGGACGCGATTGATGCTGTCTCAGCAACGATCACGGCTCTCGGGCTTAAGCCGGTCACTGATCCTCGGAACGCTCGACCGCTTACTGTTTTCATTGAGCTTCCTGTTTTCACTGCGTTCAATAACCAAACAGCGGACGTCACGATTGATCTCCGAGTGCTGGGTGCGCCACCCGGCAACAGCGACTCTACGACGTACATACTCGGAATCGTTGATCAACTGATGAACTCTTCTCTTGCAGTTGTATCTGGACGGCCCTCGCTTGCTCAGATCGGATCGCAAGATCTTCCTGCTTACGACCTCACAATTAGAATCGGCTCAAGCCGCAGATAAAGGACAAAACAATGCCCACAACTTACCTATCAAACCCAACCGTCAATGTCACTAGCCCGTCAGCAATCGCGCTCACCAGCAACTGTTCTGCAGCGGTATTGACTTTGACCGCCGAGGCTTTGGAAAACACGAGCTTCGGCCAAACATCCCGCACCTACACGGCTGGGTTGTTCAATAATGAATTGACCTTGACCTTGTTCCAAGGTTACGGAACCACTGAAGTTGAAACCTACTTGAACAGTTTGTTCGGTGTTGCTTCAACGATCGTTGTTAGCCCATCTGGAACGACCGAGTCAGCTTCGAATCCTGAGTACACGCTTACTGGTTGTTACCTTGAGACCGTCACGCCGATTAACGCAACCGTCGGCGAACTGTCGGTCGTTGAGGCCGTGTTTAAGGGTGGCACTTACGCACGCGACATCACGACACCGTAATCCGTAAACTGATCCAATCCCGACTAGGAGAACCATGAAATTAACACTTAGCGTCCGACTTACCGATGGTGAGACTTACCGAGTAATCACGAACCTGTTTGTGATCATTTCGTGGGAGCGTAAATTTAAGCGACGAGCATCAGATCTGAGCAGTGGGATCGGGATGGAAGATCTAGCTTTCATGGCTTACGAGGCCAGCAAACAGCAAGGTCACCCGGTCTCAGTCTCATTTGATGAGTTCGTCAAAAAGTTAGAAGATCTAGAAGTTGTGGAGACTGAATCCGCAGTCCCTACGCGGGAGGCCACCGACGTCAGCTAGCAGCTCTGCTAGTTGAGACTGGGTTCTGGCCTCCACAAATAACATTTGAGACAGACGATCTGGCAACCTGTGTCCAGATCATCAACGAGCAGAGAAAGAAAACCTAATGGCTGCAGATGTGAGACTTGATACTTACGGTCTGCAAGACGCATTGAAAAAAATGCAGAAGATCAATCCTGCTATCCGTCGCACTTTGCTCAAAGATACAAAAGTTGCAGCTCAGCCCCTCGTGGATCTGATCAACAGTCGAATCCCAACGACACCACCGTTAAGCGGGATGAATCACAACGGTCGCACAGGATGGAATAACGCCAAAAAAGTGCAAATCTCGTTAAACACTCGCAAGCCTCGCAAGGGTTCAGCGACTGCTGGCGCTGAACAGATTGCAGTGGTTCGTGTGGTCACTAAGGGTGCCCCTGTGGCGATTACGGACATGGCTGGCCGTGCTGGTGGCACTAAGTCGCGCCGAGAGTCAAAGTATCGCCGACCTAATTTTGCGTCAGCTCTTCAGGGCGAACCGTCGCGCTATATGTGGAAAGACGTGGATCAGATGGTCGCCGAAACTGAGCGGGCTTTGAAGCCGATCATTGACCAGTTCATGGTTGATGCACAAAGAGAGTTCAACTGATGGCTATTAACCTCCCAATCATTTCTGAGTGGAATCCCAAGGGCATTGATAAAGCGATTGCCGACTTTAAAAAACTTGAAACCAACGGGCAAAAAGCAGCGTTTGCAATCAAGAAAGCAGCGGTCCCTGCAGGGCTCGCTATTGCGGCTCTTGGTGCTGTCGCTTTTGATGCTGTCAAAGCGTTTGCCGAAGATGATGCTGCAGCCCAAAAACTTGGCACAACTCTGAAGAACGTCACCTACGCAACCGATGATCAGATCGCCTCAGTTGAAAAGTTCATCACCAAGACTTCTAAAGCCGCCGCTGTTGCCGACGATGAACTTCGCCCGGCACTTGACAAACTGGTTCGTGGCACTGGCGATGTTGCCAAAGCCCAAAATCTGCTCACTCTTGCGCTGGACATTTCTGCGGGCACTGGCAAGGATCTTGGCGCTGTTTCTGACGCGCTGTCAAAGGCTTACAACGGCAACTTCACAGCACTCAAAAAACTAGACCCAGCACTCGCCTCGTTAATTGAGGAGGGCGCTGACGCTGACGATGTGTTCGGTCGTTTGGCTGGCACGTTTAATAATCAAGCATCGACTGCTGCAAACACAACATCTGGTCAAATGAAAAACTTGTCTATTCAGATGGGCGAGTTTAAGGAGTCCATCGGCGCAGCTGTTGCACCACTAATTCAAAAAATGCTTCCAGCACTTTTAAGGTTCTCGACATGGGCCCAAGAAAACACTGGGCTGATCGTCACGCTAGGTCTGGTCATCGGCGGAATTGCTACAGCGATTATTGCCACAAACGCAGCTCTTGCTGTGTACAACACGATCCAAGCCGCGACTGCCGCACTTAACACTGCACTCACAGCTTCATTCTCGGCTCTCTGGGTTGCTACTGGTGCAGTCGTGATCCTCGCGATCATCGCAGCTCTTGTCGCACTCCAAGTCAAGTTTGACATCTTTGGAAAAGCCATTGACGGAATTAGAGCAGGTTTTTTGATTTGGTGGGGTGTCGTTCAGTATGTGTTTGGCGCAATCAAGTTAGGTTTTGCCGAATTAGCAGATCTTGGCAAAGCGATTTTTGACGGTATCGGCGGAGCGTTCAAGGGTGTTATTAACGCTGTCATTTCGGCAATGGAAAAGGGCTTGAACTTTGCTATTAAGGGACTCAATACGATCCTTGACGGAATTGACAAAGCAGCCGGGCCGTGGGTCAATTTTGGAACTATTCCAGAAGTAAGTTTGCCTCGACTCGCTGAGGGAGGCATCGTGACGTCTCCGACGATTGCCATGATCGGCGAAGGCCGTGAACCTGAAGCCGTGATCCCGTTGTCAAAGTTGGGCAGTATGGGCTTCGGTGGCGGTGGCAACATCACAATCAATGTCACCAGCGCAGACCCGAACGAAGTCGTGCGCGCACTTCAGGCCTACAACCGCAATGTCGGGAGACTCCCTGTGAGTGTTCAATGAGCGCAGAAGCATGGGTATTCAGACGCGGAGCTCTCGGCACAGACTTTACCACCTCGGTGATCTCGTTCAGTGGCAACGCAGGACGACAGAACTATCTGGACAACTACAGCGGTGGCACATTCCAGATCACCATCAAGAACCAAGCGAACGAAGCCGCCAACTTTACTCGAGGCCTTGAAGTCCGAATAGTGTTTTCAACTGGTGTTGACATCGCATGGGGGACAGTCATCGGTGTCACATACACGGACTACCCCGGCAATGTTGGACTGTCAACTGCGACAATCACCTGCCAAGACGAACTGACCAGAGCAGGCAAGTTCACACTCCAAGACTTCGCTGGTTACAGCCAACAATCAACAACCAATCAGGCCGAAAGATCAAACGAAGCGTTCACAGGACTCAAAACACCTGAAGTCTCCAGAGTCGGTGACGGCATCTCTACAGCTCAAGCAGTCACCCTGTACAACGGCACAATCTTGAACCGTCTCAACCTTTTAAACAACACAGAACGAGGCGCACTGTTGGCACAGTCAGGCGGAATCTTGTTCTTGGCTCGTAGTCGAATGTTGGACTACAACGCTGTCAACTTGCACCGAACAACATCTTCAACAACTTCAATCGCTTACACAGAACTAAGACGCGCAAACGCATTAGACAACTTTAGAAACCAAGTGACTGTCAGTTACTCGGACGCATCTGGCAACGCGTTAGCACCAGTATTCGCAAACAACACAGCAAGTCAAACAGCAAACGGCATAGCAGGGTTCTCTTTTGAATCAGCAGACTTCAGCAGCACCCAAGCAACGGGCCTCGCGTCATGGATCAGCTACACACAAGGCGACCCGACAACACTTAGATTTGAGGTGGACTTTGACGACGCAACCGCAAACGACACAGCCATCAGAGACTTCATTTACAACATCCGCTTTAGCTATAACTTCGCGTCCGTTCTGACTTGGCGAGTCCCCGGAGCAGGAAGCGACACAACAACAAATGTCGTATTTGAAGGTTTCAGTTTTAGTGGTGTGCCGGGCAAAACCAGCTACACCTTCTATTTTTCGCCAGCGTTCTTTTATGACGTATTCATCTTGAACAGTAACGAATCAGGTATTTTGGATACCAGCCGTCTCGGTTGGTGAAGGAGAACACATTATGGCTACACAATGGACAGCAGGGACAGTCTCGGGGCAGGTGTTGACTGCGGCGACGCTTAACACCATCGGGGCCGCATGGGAAACATGGACACCCACTGTTACGGCAGGGACAGGAACGATTACTACGGTTGGCACGGTTACTTGTAGATACGCAAGAGTCAACAAAATTGTTATGTGCAAATACGATGTTGCAATAACAACCAATGGCACAGGCGGAACTTATGTCCGACTGACTTTGCCAATCACAGCCATTGCAACAGGCACAAACTTCTTTTGTGGCGGTGCAGGTCGTGAAACAAATG